AAAATAGATAGTTTTAAGACTAGTATTACGGGATTTCTTGATAGTGCTAACACTAGAGCCACTTCAGCTTTCACGGGTACCACTGAAGTCTTAGATAATAAAGCAACGGCTGTTAAGACCTCTGTTCAGAAATTCTTTGACGGTATTCCTAGATTGAAGATCACCATGCCGGAAGGTATTGGCGCAATTGGTGATAGTATTAAAGCAGTATTCGGTAGCTTAGATGAGGGAACAGGAGTACTTGGTTTCTTAGGCAAAGTAGCTGGATTCTTAAAGCCTCTTCTGACTCCTTTCGAATTCGTTCTTAAGACTGTAATGCGTCCTATTACGCAGATATTTTTATCACTTATCGACTTTGTTGTTGGATTCTATGATGGATTTACTGGCACAGATGGAGGGTTTGGCGATAAATTGAAAGCTGGTATCGAAGGAGGCATTAAAGGTATCATCAAGGGATTCACTGAAGCGATTGATATGATATTCATCGATCTCCCTGCTTGGCTACTAGAGAAGCTAGGATTTAAAGGCATAGCAGATAAGTTAAGAGAGTTTAGTCTTACAGCAGTTGTCGATCCTGTTTGGGAAGCAGTAAAGAATTTCTTCAAGAACATGTTTAATGATCCAAGTGGCACTATGATGAGCATTGCACGTGGTGCAGGTAACATGGCTGAGAACTTTATTAAGACCATACTGAGAATGATATTGCCAGATCCTGGTGCTGATAGAGCATGGTATGATCCCAGAGGTCTTGTTGCAAAAGCAATACCAGATTCAGTGTATGAATACGCAGGTATGAACCCGCAGACTGGCGCAATTCTACCGAATGTTGCCGCAGAATTAGCGTCACAGCGTAGTGCTATGGTACAAAACGATGCCGCTAATTCAGCCGCAAGAGAAGCCGCGGCTATTGCCGCTTCAGTAAATGTAGGACCTACTACTGTCGTAAATAAAGGTGGAAATAGTCGTACAATTATGCTACAAGCAAATCCCAAGATATCTTCTCAGATGTCATTTGCAGGCGGTTTCTAATTAGAAGCCTAACCACGACATAGGCTCTTAATTAGAAGCATTAAAAAAGGCGACTCACATCTCTGCAAGCCGCCTTAGTCGCTTCAACTAATTAATCAGATTAATTGTCTTCAGCTAGGCTCTTGAAGAAATCCAGTGATTCATCATCACCGTTATCACTAGCAAGAGTTGGAGATGGAGATGCTTCCGGCTCTGGAGCAGAACGCTCCTTGAAGTTCGGAGAGAATCCCATCCCCGCATTGTCGTCCTCAGCGGTTACTTTGGGTGCGTGTGCACCGCCATCAAGTCCTAGAACCTTATACAGTTTTGCTTTCAGTTCATCATAGGATTTGAAGTTTTTAGGATCAACAATATCGGAAAGGGAATGTTGCTTGCCCCAAGTCTCTTCAAGTGCTTCATCAGTGAGTTCAGAACCATCTGCACCAGATAGAACACTTACACTGTCGAATTCGGACTTATCGTAGTTACGATAGCCTTCTACTTGACGAATTTTTAACTTGAAGTCAGCACCTTCCCAAAAGTCAAATGGGTTGATAGGTGACTCATCGTCATACTGAGGATTCATTGCATCGTTCAGTTTGTCGAAGATTTTCTTACCAAACTTATAAAGATACACTTGACCTTCCGTTGAAGGGTTTGCACTATCTTTAACGACATAGATGTTTGCGATGTAGTTCAGCCTGCGCTTCTGCTTACGTGCAGTTTCTTTGTCTTCATCGTGACCAGAATTCCACAGCTTAGAGTTATACTCTGAAACTGGATCGTCCTGACTAAGAGTGGTGAGAGAGTTTTCTATGTACCAGCCACCAGGTCCTTGAAATCCATGATCCCACATTCTTACGAATGGCATGTCTTCACCTGAGGGTGCTGGAAGAAAACGAATAACAGCGTAGCCGTTACCTGCTTTATCTACTGTTGGTTTCCAAAAGCGATCATCGCCTTTGTTACCTGTAGAGTTCATCTTCTGGAGTTGAGAATTCAACTTGTCGAAGGATGATGTACGTGCCTTTTTAAGGGCTGAAAAAGATTGTGTCATATGCTTACTCCTGTGTATAGCGGTTTATATTCTGTATATATTACAGTATTGCGGTGTATTTGTCAAGACATATTTTACGCATTTTCACTTTATCATAATTTAAAAACGGTCCATATTTCTTAACAATGTTATTTATACTAGGGTAAACTATCGTATCATTGATAGCTTTGTCCCAGTACTTAAAGCATTTAGTCAAGTCATTCAGAATGACCAGAGTTTCAATGCTCACTCGCTTCATGTTGTAGAGGGATAATATACGAGGATACTGTCCATCTTCAACCACAAAGTTCGTATTAAAGTCTTCATCTAATTCGTCTAGTTCATTACCAAACACATAGCTTAAAGACTGTTGACGCTTCGACCACTGCATGAAATTATCATTAGCGGTCTCGCTGTCGATTAGATCACCAATCCAAACGTCTGGATTGTTGACCATGTTAGCTAAAAGAAACTCTTTATAATCGTTACGTTTAGCCAATTTAAAGAAGAAAAACTTATCTTTACGATTCTCAAATGCATCGATTCTGGCGTTAACCTTACCGTTGTATTTGAAGTAATCGTAGTTCGAACTAAAGTGCCGTTTCAAAGCCAGATAGCATATGTAAACGTCAAATGCGTCTTTAGTGCTATACAAGCTTTTTGTCATACTGGCAACCTTGTAAGTTTCTCTACCATATTTAGTTCTTCTGCTTCTCTATAAATCTTAGCTTTCAGAACTGGTGATCGGCGAATAATTTCTCCAACCACTTCAACTTCTAGTCCATACTTATCAGCGTATACAATTACTGCGTCAATGTATGGTACACCCTTAGCGATATTTTCTGAAATCTCTTTCATTATCGTTTCAGAGTTTAATTCTTTTATAAGCCCAATGCTTTTGTTATCTGCGATTTTTTATGCTCCCTGCCCAACAAGTAGGCTACTCGAAATATATAGGCATGTTCCCTATTATCATTAATATAATCCTCACCGCCAAGTGAGACTGTGCCAACGTCTGTATCAATTTTAACTTGATACAAGCCCTCTTCAATATACTCGGTTTTAGCCATTGAGTATCTTGATTCCAAGCGTCCAGTTTTCAGCGGCATCCTCTACAAAAGACTCATGCTTACCGGGAAATAACTCAGTCTTAAAAGGCTCGCTATCACCGATACCCATGTAATAATTCAAGCCTACAACGTTATTTTCGTTAATGAACATTTCTGCTCTAGGACCTGAACTGTCTTCTTTGTAGAAAGTTGATAGATGCTTTACCATCTTTGTCTCCTTTTCTGATTTACATGTGACTATTATAGCAGGTAATACCGCTATTGTCAAGAATTATTCTCATCTATTTCCATTACTTCTAGAAGGGCTTCGATCTCTTCGATCTCGGACACGATCTCACTCACGTTCTGCTTGTGGTAGATACGAGCCATTTTGCCTAGATATTTTTTGGGAATGCCTATGTCTTCTTCAAGAGATATGATTGCTTCTTTAACGAATTCACGTTCAGCCTCTTGTCTGAGATAGGAGTTACTGATTTCTTGCATTGCGTCTTTGAGTCGCTTGCGGTCAGCAGGTGTTGATGGGAGTACTATCGATGTCATACTATATCCTCATAGTGATTAAATGAGTGTTCATAATAACAGATATCAATGTCTCTGTCAATACATTTTGTGAAAAGAGGCGAGTAATTCCGCCTCTTTTTATCTTAATAGTTTGCGCTTTTAAAAGCTAAAAGTTGCGCCGATATGAATCTCTTCACGTGCGGCAGACTCTAGGTTGTACTTTGTCTTTGCATAGTACTCTACAGAATCCATTGCGCCCATAGTATAGTTTAATTCGAACTCAAGCGTAGGCATAACTTCGATAGTGTTATCTGCTACCAATTCGTTATCCCATAGTGCCAACTCTGTGCTTGTTACAAAGTTCAAGCCTTCAGTTGGCGAAAATGTCAACGCCGGTTCGATGTCAACTGTCATGCGTTCTGCATCTACAGCATAGTTAGCGTCTACGTCACCACCGAATGACCACATAGAGTCTGCATATGCAGTGGTTGCTGTTAATGCCGCAACAGTTGCGATTACGAGTTTCATTAGATTTCCTTTCTTATTATTGAAACTTGGTCCGACTTTTCTGTTCCAAGGCAAGTCGGCAGCCCGTCAGTTTATGCCGCTAGGGCGTACTCTGAAGGTGCAAAGTTATCGTTTGCGTTTAGTTTAGTTTCTTGCGTTAACGGAGCTTGCGCCCGAATTCTCCACGTTCTCTATTCTGTCAGTCGATTCCTATTTCAGCCCCATCAAAGATACACTATAGCTTTTTTCCCTAACGAACTAAGAACCCGGGGTAGTCTAGCGAGCCAGCCACGGCTGTTTTGTTAATAGTGTATCTATGGTGGAGCTGTCGGGAGTCGCACCCGAGTCCTGTCCAGCGTTGATAAGCTTCAGCGAATCACTCTTATTTATCTAATATAACATGGTAATGGGCTTGTGTCAAGCATTAAGTTACAAAATAGTAACCAAAAAACAACAGTGCTAACCACAATAATCCCTTAATGAAAAAGAAGGCAAAAGTACCCCACATGAGTACTAATGCCTTCTTCTTTCGGTTTAACTTTTTCATCATATGCGTACTTATACTACGCAAATCCGATGTTTTATAAACCGTTTGGCAGAATAATATAATGTATCATAAGCACCAATGCTACTGAAGCACCGAGTCCTACCATCATCTTACCAAAGTCTTTCGCAACTAATGGGAACACACTCTTGG